TTATTTCCCTCTATACACATCCACGACTTTACCGATGATCCTAAAATCACTGTCTGAATTAATCGGTATATCTTTGTATTTCTTATTGAAACTTCTCAGATACGCTTTATCTTTCTCTATAATAAGTTGTTTGATATATGCTTCTCCCTCGTAGTCAAATACTCCAACCGTACCACTTGGAAGCTCTACGGTCAATTTGACAAAGACATAATCCCCAGATTTATAATCTGGTTCCATCGAATCTCCGTAAATCGGACAAACAAAATCAGCGTCCACCTTCACAGGAAGCTGGATTGTCTCTATCTGTACTTCGTTTAAATATTGTCCTGTACCAGCAGATACAGGCTGGTCGTAGTAGTTGTATGCGAAGTACTGGACAGACACTTCATGGACTTCAGCAAGTCTCTTCTTAGCTTGCTTTTGCTCCTCAAGTTGCCTCTCTGCACAAGTCAGTACATTACGCTGGTATGGTTCTGGGGCGAGCTCTTTGACTGTATCAACTATTTTGTCGACAATATAATTTTCAACAATCTGTTGTGCTGTTGAACGATCCTCTACAAGATCCGATTTCATCACACCGAAGTAATTTGCGAGCATTTCTATTTTATCAATACGTGGATATGTTTTTCCATTTATCCAGTCAGAAACGGTCATATATTTCAAATTCAAATCAGCTACTAGATCATTTCTGGTTTTGCCAGATTTTTGAAGGTAGTATTTTATATTTCGAGACATAATCTCTTTATTTCCTAATGCCATAAAAAATCGCTCCTTTCATTATATTTTACGGTTAAAACGTAAAAAAGTAAAGGAGAACGATAAAAAAATAAAAAAAAAACGTATTTTTTTATTGACATCACGGTTTAACCGTGATAAAATATAGTCAAGGTTAAGGAATTAACCAAAAACAAAAGAAAGGAAGGACAGTATGCTGAACCGAAGGCAAAAGAAAAAGGACCCTTGGTTGACACAACCAAGAGCCACAGTTAATGTAAAAGTAAAAAATATTGATCGTTTTATTGAATTGAATAACGATATCCGTAACAATAACATAGAAAGGGAGAATCAAAACGGATAAATTAAGTATTGACATCAATGTTTCTAATGTCGAGGAATTGGCCGAGGTTAGTCAAGAAGTATCTAAAAAAGCCGAAGAATTGCAAGAAGCAATTAAACGGCTTAACGAGGTCAAGTTAAAATTAGAAACCAAGTTTCTTCATGATTAGGATTTGCGCTGCAGCAGACATCATTTCTTTCCAAGTATCGAATTTTGTTTGTTCAGAAACAAAGACATCAAGGATTGATTCATCTGCTTTTTCAAATTCCTCTGCATTGGATATTTTTTCTGGACTTGATAGTAAAAATTCATCAATGGTTGAAAAATTTGTGTGTTCAATCATGAATTGATCGGAGAAAATTTCTTTGAAAGAATATTCGTGTGTACCAGCAACAGATTGAGCATTCTCTGAAAGCTGATCAAGACGGTTAGAAAAATCATCTAGTCCGTTGATTTTGAAAGTCATATTGTTAACCTCCTTTCTGTTTAGATTTTGACTAAAACGCGAGAGGTCTTAATCAAGATATATTGTAACCCAAATATATTTGATTTTCAACATATTGTATAAGAAAGGATTTAATGTGCTTGAAAAACACAACATATGGTATTTTTTGATGTGGGATAAAATTGAAAAACAATTAAAAATAAAAGGCTGGTCGATGTATCGTTTAGCCAAGGAATCAGGTGTCCATCCATCTAATTTTTCAAATCTCAAAGCTGGAAGATTAAAAGAGATGTCTTGGACGAATATGTGCAAATTAGCTGATGCACTGGAGGTCAGCTTGGACGAATTTAGATAGGAGGTGAAAGAATGACACAGTTAACGCTGAAAATGTTGAGGGTTCGAAACAATTGGACTCAAGAGCAGGCAGCCAAAAAAGTTGGTGTTTCAAAAGAAACGTGGTCAAATTGGGAAAATTATAAAACGTATCCAGACATACCAAAATTAAAGAAGATTGAATCAGTGTTTGAAATATCGTACAACGATATTAAATTTTTAGATAAAATCACGGTTTAACCGTGACAAAGAAGATTGAAAAAATGAATGAACTAGAAAAAACAGCCCTCAATGAAATATTGAGGAGTAGAAACATGAAACCAAAACGATATCCATATAGTGGAAAGAAAAAAGAATCAAACGCTATTTTGAATATAACGATTGATTCTAAAAGAATAGCAAATGTTTCTAATCTTGAATTTTGCCACATGAGACGCCGATTATTTGGTCAATAAACAAATAAACAAATGGCATCGTCATTTTTTGATTTGAACTAGTAACCAAAGTGACATCTACTAAGAGGATAGCTTCGAGTGGTTCGTCGCCGTCGAAAGTATGGCTTAAATTTTTATGAAACTCTAAAAATTTTTTTATACCATCATAAGTTTCATCAGGATTATCAGGAAGTAATTTTCCAAAGTATGTTCCAGCCGCTGTCGATATAGCAATATCATTATCAATTTCTGTGGCAAAGAATGCTATATCACCAACTAAGTCAAATTTTTTTGTAGTAGACATATTAATTCCCCTTTCCATAATATTTGACTAGCGATTTTCATAAGGAGATGAGAGGCCCTATTTAATCATTTGTCATGAATCAATTATATCAGAAAGGATAGAATAACACAATATGTTGTGTTTTCAATACAATAAAAAACTATATATTGTGTTTTGGGATTAAACATGAAAAAAACTTTAAGCAAGTTACTTATTGACAGAGGAATGACAGTCACAGAGTTAGCTGAAAAGACTGGTATCAGCTATAACACGTTGATGAACATCGGAAAGAGAGGCATTTCTTTCAGTAGAATGGCGAAAATCGCTGACGTTTTAGATGTCAGTTTAGACGAATTCAGAAAGGATAATACATGAACAATTTAATCAATATAACTTTAAACGAAAACCACGAACCAGTGGTATCTGGTAGACAGCTCCACGAAACACTAGGAGTTAAGACTAGATATAACGACTGGTTTAATCGCATGACTGAGTTTGGTTTTACCGAAAATGAAGACTACTTAGCTATTACTCAAAAAAGAGTAACAGCTCAAGGTAACGCAACCAACCAAACCGACCACATCATCAAGCTAGACATGGCTAAAGAAATCGCCATGATTCAGCGAACCGACAAAGGAAAAGAAGTACGTCAATATTTCATCCAAGTCGAGAAAGACTTCAATAGCCCAGAGAAAATCATGGCTAGGGCATTGCTAATGGCTGACAAGAAAGTCCATAAGCTAGAAGCACAGATTGAGGCTGATCGTCCTAAGGTGCTGTTCGCTGACGCTGTCAGTGCTAGCAAGTCATCTTGTCTAATCGGCGAACTGGCTAAAATCTTGAAACAGAACGGGATTGATATCGGTCAAAACAAGCTCTTTCAGTGGCTACGCTCTAACGGCTATCTAATTAGTCGCCGCGGGGATTCTTGGAATCAACCAACTCAAAAGAGTATGCAATTAAAGCTGTTTGAGTTGAAAGTAACAAATATTAATCACGCTGACGGCCATACAACTACCAACACGACAACTAAGGTCACTGGCAAGGGTCAACAGTATTTCGTCAACAAATTTCTTAATCAAGAACGCTTAACGGTTTAGATCAGAAAGGAAACACTATGAATGAAATCAAAATCCGTGAAGATAAAGTGTCCTTGGACGGTCAAGAGTTAAAAACTCTTACGGAATTTGAAATAAAAAGCACAACCGAGGACGGCTATGCAGAAGTGAAATTAACCTTACTTGCTAAGTTGACCTGAAAGGAGCAAAAAAATGAATCACATTCACGATTTTATCGAGTTCATGCAAAAAGGCCGCACAATCCCAGAATGGGACTTCACGACCTACATGTTCTTTACATTCTCAATGCTTGTTGGAATTTTTATAATACTTCCTGTTCGATTTGAGAACTCTTTTGGAAAGAGACCAGAAGGCACCAAAGATAGGGACGCTAACGAAGGACATTAAATTTCCAAATTGAGTATCAGACAGGACAATCAAGCAGTTTCTCAAAACGAGGAATCCAAAGATAGGCAAAGTGATGACAAAGCTATAAGTTATATCACCGTCTTTCTCAAACTTGAAAAAGAGCAGAATGTCATGGATATAGCTTAACGCTAACATCGAAATGAATAAAGCGATACCAATCACTAGGCATAGATACGTCCAATTGATGTCGGCCAGCCTAGTCAAGGCTGAATGGCTATCTGGTGTTATACAGTGGAATTCAATGTACAGCAACCCAACGAACATCAGAAAAGCAGATATTTCAGATTTATTCTTCATGTCAAAACCTCGTTTTTATTAACTATTATATCAAATGGAAAGGACTACCAATGGAAATCACCTACAAACCAGTCGGAGTTAACGAGACGGCCGAGTGGGGAGACTACGACCACCTCATGCAACGGTGGGAAGGTCTAGGGAAGTCAATGGCGAAGAACCTTATCCGAGAAATGAGGGACAACAAAGATTTTCGGGACTACGTATTCAACCCAACACATAAACTGGTTTTTATCAACTATGAGGGTTTTAAATCCTTCATCGAGTGGAAAACTAGAAACAGATTCAAATAACATCAATATCCCAACCGTAGCAGTGAGCTAACGAAGCAAAAAAATAATTATCCTTTTTTAAACAATATCAACAAAAAGCCTACCAAGTGGCTAGCGGTAAGCACGTAAACATATCATTAACGATGACTCCTAAATTTAAATGCTTCGTTAGCTTGTTGGTGCGGTTGGGTAATAGAAGAAAGGAAATAAATAAATGAAAGTATCAAAACTATTTAGCTGGATTTGGTCTAAAAAACAACCACAACAAGAGTGCTTCTTCGAGCCAGTATGGACACCACGAGAAATCAACGACCAGAAATATGAAGCACGTCAGAGACGTGAGCGGTATCTAGCCGCTAAGTATCTTAACAGTAAATAGATCATCAATCTTTCAGCGTGCAGCCACGGCCTGCCGTGGAGTGTAACTTATACCTTTCCCCAAAAAAATCTTTACTAAATTACTTTTTTCCTAATTTTCCCATTCATAAGTCTAATAAAACATTGAAATACGACACGGTGGGTCATGGGTGCACGTTGAAGGCACTAAAAAAGCATGGGTTAGGGCCCATGCAAGAAATAACATCTAAGGAGATTATACCATGATTTCACAAACAATTGCAAAACCATCTTACGTTAAAACTAAAGCTTTCGGTCTTTGTGGCACGCTCGCACTTGCTACAGCTCTATTGATTGGAGCTGGTCAAGTATCAGCGGATGAAATAACACAGCCAGTAGTTGACGCTCAACCAGCGGTGTCTAATGTGTACACGGCTGACAATGCCGGCAATGTTACTGTGACACCGTCTGAAACAGTGGTACCGACAGAAACGCCGGTAGCAACTACAGAAGTAGCTACACCAGCACCAGCAACAACTACAGAGGTAGCTCAACCAGTAGCAGAAACACCGGCAGCACCTACAAGCGTGACTAAAGAGGGTGACACTATCACCGTCGAAAACCCTAACGTGCAAGTGGACTTTCCTAATGGCACTGGTAAATATAACCCGTTTGAAGTGGAATACAAAGATATCAACTTCCCAGACGATATGGCGATCAATGAAGGTGACAAAGTTGTAACTGAACTACCTAAAGAAATTGGTTTGCAGACTAGCTTTGATTTCGACGTTTACAACAACGAGAATGTCGTTGGTAAAGCCAACGCTGACGCTCAGACACGAGTGATCACAACGACATTTAACAATTATTTCACTGAGCACCCTTTGAATAAAAAGATGTCTTTAAAATTCGATGCGAAATGGCTTGATGTCGTTGAACCGGGTAAACCAGTAACAGTGAATTTCGACGGTACTGTTAAGACATTCGCCATTGGTGAAGAAGGACCGCTTCCAACAGACGAGCTTCTTTCAAAATGGGGTAGCCAAAATAAAGATAACCCACAAATCATCAATTGGACCTTGCGTCTTAACACTGCCCGCCAAGTGCTTAACAATGCATTATTGTCTGATACTTGGTCAGATAATCAAGAGTTCGTTGACGGCTCACAAAATATCTACTTCGTTGAGAATCCTGTTAAGTGGACTGGCATTGATTATTCAGCTAAGGATTACCTTGAAAGCTGGAATGTTAGAGCAGACGGCTTTGATGCGAAATTCAAAGAGTTTAACCGCATCATGTACATCGATTACCAAACACGCTTGAAATCAGCGGTTAAAGACTCAACTAATCCGACTAACAAGGCTACGCTGGTAGCGGTAGATGCTGGGGCTATCTCAACATCTAAGGTTCAATTGGTTGGTGGTCGTGGTGACGCAAGCGGTGAAAACAAACCAGAACCAACCTTTGAAATTCCACACGACGCACCTAAAGTTGACATCCCAGAATTTGAGGGTGGCATCCCTGGAATTCCAGAGGTACGAGAATTGCCAGAGTACACTGAGCCAATCGGAACAGTTCCTAATGAAGCCCCAGTACATGATAAGCCAGAGTTCCAAGGTGGTATCCCTGGTATTCCAGAAGAACGTGAGCTCCCACCATTTGAAGGTGGCGTAGTGCCAAACGATGCCCCTGTCCTTGACTTGCCAGAATTGAAAATCCCAGAGGAACCAACTAAACCGACACCAGAGAAACCAGTGACACCGAAAAAAGTACCTAGCAAACCCGTAGACGCTCCGAAAGCGAAAGAGGCGGAATCCGCCACAGTATCTTATAAGCTCGATTCTGAGCCAAAAGAAGTGGCAAATACGACGGTTTACGGTGGCACTCTTCCAAACGCTGGTGAAAAAGAAGGAATTGCTAGCACTCTTGGTCTAGCAGTTATCGCTGTTGGTATCGCAGGTTTGACATTGAGCTTTAAGAAATATAACGAAGGTGAAGGAGAATAATCATGAAAGAAAACAATAAACAAGTCATATTTTACAGCGCTGAAAAAGATGGGTTCCTTAAAAGTTACAAAGATAGAGGAAACCTAGTTTTCGCAGCGACATTTACTGACCGTTTGAGAGACGCACTATACTTGCCAGTTGAACCATATGAGGAACAAAAAACTGAAATCGACAAACTTGCTGAAGCGTTTGACTGCGAAGTGCTTATCGTAGAAGCCGAGTATAACGTTACTAAACTTGACGGTTCGGGCTTTGAACGCACGGAGCGTGAAAAATCCATGAAAGATGGTATCAAAGCACTCCTAGAATTTTTGGCGAAGTAACAGAACGTGAAGTGGCGGGAGGGTAGGCATTAATTATGGCAGATAATCAGAAATACTATAGCGCAGGAGGTACAAATGGGGAACCGTAGAATGATAAGTAAAACCGTAACTCAAACGCATCGTTTTCTACGCTTGCCGCTAGAAGCTCAAGCTCTTTATTTCCATCTTATCCAAAATTGCGACGATGATGGAGTGGTGGAAGCGTTCCCTATTCTCAGAATGATAGGGGCTAACGAGGATAATCTAGGGCTTTTAGTTATCAAACAATTCGTAAAACCTCTTAATGATGAAATGGTCTATTTCGTGGTTGATTTTCACGAACAAAACACTGTCAGAAAAGATAGGTATGTTCCTAGCATTTACAAAGAGTTACTAGAGGAAAACACCGATGAAACCACTGGTAAACCACCGGTAAACCAAACGGAAACCACTGGTTTACCCAATATAAGTAAAGATAATGAAAGTAAATATAATTTAAGTAAATCTAACAGTAGAGAGGATGAAACATCAGAAATTAGTCAATTTTCTTCTTCTGCTGCTGACGACCAATCAGATTTTAATATTTTCAGACATTATCAAGAACGAATCGGGCCTATTGATGGCTACCAAATGGAAAAGCTAAAAGGTTATATCGATTTCGATAAGCTAGAAATCATGTTAGTCAAACGTGCCATTGATAGAGCCGCCGACAACTCGAAACGCTCATTTGGATATGTCAACTCTATTTTAAAATCTTGGGCACAAAACGGGATTCATACCGTTGCCCAGCAAGATGAAGAACAACGTCAATTTGACAGTCGTAAAAGTTTTGATGATCAACCGGTTAAATTCGGCCCAGCTTGCAGCAAATACTAGAGGTGATATCTATGAGTTTAGAGCAAACAGCCAAGCAAATGCGAAGGCAGTACATGAAGCCTAGCGATAAATACTGCGATAAGCACCAACGGCACTATGTCACGATTCAGTTTCCGAACTCAAAACCCTACACAGTGTGTGAGCTTTGCCATCGGGAAGAACAAGACCAACAGAACGCCATCAAAGCTCAAAAACAGTACGAGCGTGAGCAAGAGCAGAAACGCTTGTACTTCCTCAAAGATTTCAGTTTACTGGATGATGACCTAGCTAGTGCTACATTTCAAAACTTCAAAGCTCTTACCAGAGAGCAAAAAGAAGACTTAAAAGCTGTTAGAAGTCAGCTAAAAGGCTACTTAGATGGTCAAGACTACAACATCGTCCTTATTGGTGATACCGGAGTGGGCAAAAGCCACCTAGCTTATTCAGCACTTAAGGCATTGTCTGATCACACTAAAAAGATGGGGCTATTCATCAACGTAGTCGATTTGTTAGCCAAAATCAAAGAGGATTTCAGTCTTGAAGCTGAATACATCAGACGCATTTCGGAAGCTGAATGGCTAGTCCTCGATGATTTGGGGGCTGAAAAAGTGACAGAGTGGTCTAACGGTATCTTGTATAGCATTTTAAACAAGCGTACCAAGACCATCATCGCAACCAACTTAAGCCCACGGGACATCATGGGAACTTATGGCAAGCGTGTTTACTCAAGAATTTTCAAAAAGACAGGATTGGGAACAACGAATGAACACGTTTATCAGTTTAAAACACAACAAGATAAGAGGATGATGCTTTGACGGAAGAAGAAGTAAAACTAAAACTCTTCGAGGACTACGAGCGTATTCACGGCTTGGTGTTCTCGGAAGAGCATAAGCAAAAAATGATGGACGAGCTAGATTTATACTCATTCATCAGCAAAATCAACGAATACATGTATTTCGCTAAGAAATCAACGCAGATTTTTAGCACACATTGTTAAACCCCTCTAAAATCGATTTTAAGGCGTGTAAAATCTTCTCTAGTATAAATAGACTAGGGTACGGTTAAAATTGCACTACACCCCCTTAAAATGCGAAATAAGGGCATTCTAAACAAGAAAGAAGATAAAACATGACAAATCAACTCGCACACAAGGACTTTTTCAACACTCCAGCAGTAAAACAGAAATTTCAAGAGGTATTGAACGGGAACGAACGACAATTTACAGCAAGTCTCTTGTCAATCGTGAATAACAACAATCTACTAGCACGAGCTAGCAACGCCTCAATCATGACAGCGGCAATGAAAGCGGCAGTCCTTAACTTGCCTATCGAGCCAAGCTTGGGTTTTGCTTACATCGTGCCATACAAGCAAGATGCACAATTCCAACTTGGCTATAAAGGGCTTATCCAGTTAGCTATCCGCTCTGGTCAGTTTAAGGCTATCAACTCTGGCAAGGTCTACAAGGCACAATTCAAGTCTTACGACCCACTCTTTGAAACACTAGACATTGATTTCACTCAGCCAGAAGATGAAGTTTATGGCTACTTTGCAACATTTGAACTTGTGAACGGCTTTAAGAAATTGACTTTCTGGACGAAAGAGCAAGCAGAAAACCACGGGAAACGTTTTTCAAAGACCTATGCACGAGGGCCTTGGTCAACCGATTTTGACGCTATGGCTCAAAAAACCGTGCTTAAGAGCATCTTGAGCAAATATGCCCCACTTTCTACAGAGATGCAAGAGGGTCTTATCTCCGACAATCAATCAGAGGATGTCAAGGCTGACCCTATCGATGTGACACCGAAAAACGAGGACACTCAAGCACTTCTAGGTGACCTAATGAGCGATGAAGCTGAAACAGCTCAAAATGTGGACACTGAAACAGGCGAAATCATCGAAGAAGTCAGCTTATTTGAAGGCGATTCAACCAAAATCAAAGAGGTAGACAATGACTGAATTAACTATCTTGACAGAGGAAAATTATTACTCTGACAAAACCTATATGTCTGTAAGTCGTTTCAAGGAATACATGAAATGTGAAGCTAGAGCTAAAGCCATCGATGATGGTGTTTGGGAAGATGAGCGAGATCAGAAACCTCTGCTTTTTGGGAATTACGTCCATAGCTATTTCGAGAGTGAGGAAGCTCACGAGAAATTCAAGGAAGATAACAAAAAAGCCTTGTTCTCTAGTCGTAAACCTTATGGATTGCTATCAGATTTCAAACTTGCCGAAAAAGTTATCGAAACACTAAAGGATGACGCACTTTTTAACAATCTTTACCACGGAAAAAAAGGTGATAAAGTCGAAAAAGAAAAGATTGTTACTGGTTTTATCGCCGGCGTGCCATTCAAGGGGAAGTTGGATAGTATCAACTTTTCAAAAGGCTATGTAGTTGATTTAAAAACCATGAAATCAATTTGGGCTAAAGAATGGTCCGAAGAATTGCGTGCAAAAGTACCGACGGCAGTTAATAACATTCTGAATTTTCAGTACCACGTCCAACTAGGTACTTACCTAGAGCTTTTACGACAAATGGGTTATCCAACGTATAAACCTTTCATCGTAGCTGTATCAAAAGAGAAACAACCAGATAAGGAAATTATCGAGCTTACTGAAGAATGGCTTACAGAGGGGTTAAATTACATCACAGAACACGCTCCGAGAGTTTACCAAGTATCGCTTGGAAACGAAGAGCCTAAAAAATGTGGGCACTGCGATTATTGTAAATCACAGAAGAAGCTACACGAGGTTTTGACGCTAGATGATTTCTTAAATCGTGAGTAAAGAGAAAGAAAAAACAAATGATTAATTCAATCTGTCTTGTTGGTCGCCTAACCCGTGACCCAGAACTACGCTATACGCCTAGCAATGTCGCAGTAGCTACGTTTAGCCTAGCTGTTAACCGAAATTTCAAGGACGCTAATGGGGAGCGTGAAACTGACTTTATTAACTGCGTCATTTGGCGTCAATCAGCTGAGAATTTAGCTAACTGGGCTAAAAAAGGCGCATTGATTGGTATTACTGGACGCATTCAGACACGTAGCTACGAGAATCAGCAAGGTCAACGAGTGTATGTCACTGAGGTAGTCGCTGAGAACTTCCAAATGTTAGAAAGCCGTGCGGCGCGTGAAGGTAGCAACGCTAATCAAGGCAATACATCGGGAGCATTTGGCAACGACAACGGCTATGCAGGGCCTTATGGTCAGCAAGCACCGCAACAGCAAGCGTCACAACAGCAAAACCAAGGATTTGCACAAGGTGGCAGCCCATACGGTAATTCAAACCCTATGGATATCAGTGATTCGGACCTACCCTTCTAAGGTGTCGTTATGAAAATGATTTTAAACATCGAGCCTAAACCACAAACAAGGCCACGATTCAGCAAGTTCGGAACTTATGAAGACCCTAAAATGAAGGCATGGCGTCGTCAGTGCTCGCAACTTATTGAGCAAGAGTACGACGGACAATTCTTCGACGGCCCGATTATGGTTGATGTTACCTTTTACATGAAAGCACCGCTGAGCGTATCAAAAAAGCCCACGCCAAAAGCAAGGGCTAAAACGTGGGATGCGTTCAAGCGGTTCATGTCTGAAACACTTTGGCATGCGAAAACTCCAGACGTTGATAATCTGGTCAAATCGCTCTTTGACAGTGTTTCAAGAGCTGGCTACAACAAAGTTGATAAAAAGGGTATCGTCTGGACGGATGACAGTATTGTGTGCGATTTGAGAGCTCGCAAGAAGTACAGTCCTAATCCACGCATTGAATTGGAAATTAAGGAGTTGGGATGAACAGCAGATACAAAGACAAGCTAGTCGGTGTGTATGCACCGGGCAACTATGGGCGCACTAGTGTATTAGATCAAACCCAAGAATTTTCAAGATGGTTTTGGTCTAATCGTAAGGATATGGATTTAATCAGCGCTAAGCTAGGCATCAACGCCAAGAAATTAAACCGTATCTTAACGCTGGAGCAACTACCGGACGAGGAATTATTGAAAAAGATGGTGGAATTATGCAAGTGAAAGAATATGCGCTCTACAAGGGCGATGAATTAATCGGCATGGGTACGGTTAAGGAGCTGGCAAAAAAACTCGGTGTGAAACCTAGTACGATTGCTTATTACCACACACCGAGTTATATCAATCGTACCAGTGAAACGAAAGGAAGGAGATTGGTTGAATTATGAGATACAAGGTTATCGTATATTACGACAATATGCCAGACAGTGAGCATATTTTCAATAACAAAAACGACGCTATCAACGAATTACATCGTTTGAGAGGTGTTAAATATCGCAATTCAAGGATGTATACAGTGGAGTTAGTCGAATGCGGTGGATAGTAAGAGTAGCTCGCACAATGGATGATGTAAAGGAGTGCTATTTCACGGATAAGGAAAAGGCACTGGAACGCATGGAAATATTGAAAGATTTAAGCATGGCAGTGGATGATGCCACTGTTTGGATGGAGGAAATCGATGATTAGAACGAAGTGGTTAGAGGTTGAATATGGATTTACTAATTACCAAGAAATCGACGATTTAATCAATGGTTTCTTGGAAGATAACCCAAACATAGAAATCATTGATATCAAATATCAGTCAAATATTTCAGCCGTGGCCGACAGTGGTGTTAGTGCTACATATTACCATACATCAGCACTGATTATTTACAAGGAGATTAGCAACGGATAGAAATGAAGCAGTACAGAAATTAGCAACAGCGGGACGCCTTTCAATAGCCCACGCAGAAGACCTATATGATTCTTTCTTCCCTAAACCAGTTGTTCCGCAGTATGTGGCAGATTGGTATGAGGGGCATAAGGATGGCTTAAATGAGGATATTTGGGAATATCTTACAAGCTGGGCTGATACGAAATGGGACGAGTTCAAATACTGGATGTACCATACTGGCAGGAACAAAGCCATCACTACCCTCGCAAACATGCACCAATTCGGCTATGAGGTCGAGAAAGAAAAGCGGTATGTAGTTAAAGTTAAGGGCGTTGCGGAAGCGTTTAACCGTTTGAATTACAACACAGTCCAAAAAATGTATTCCATTTCGACAACGACAGAATTAGGAGGAGTATACATAATTAAATTCACCCGCAAAGAGTTAGAAAAAGCAGGGTTTGGTGAAGTGTTTGACAATCCGATGTTTGAAATCGAGGAGGTGGACGATGGAAACGATTAAATTCGTATTGATGGTAATAGCTGTGTTTTACGCTTTGCGCACGCTGTCTGGAAAGGGAAGATGATTAATGGAACTTTCGTCAAAGAAGAAGACCTCTAAAAAGTGGTACACGGATAGCTTGACTATTTCAAGCGCTATCTTAGTCATCAGTCTAGCTATCAACATGCTGTCAGTCTACTACGTTCTGACAGTGCCACGTAGGGTTGAGACAGTAACTATCCATCGTGCGGATAATGCTGGTTCTGAAATGCACGGCAAGGTGACCGGGAAAGAGAAAATTAACGATCTCTACACTATTGATTGCGGGGCTTACGGGAAATTCTTAGTGAGCAAGGAACAGTATGACAGCGTGAATGTTGGGGATGATATCCCTAGCTATTTGAAGGAGAGAGGACAATGATACCAAGATATCGAGCGTGGCTTAAAGAAGATAAAGAAATGATAGATGTGGAAGAGATACATTTCTATAAGGGTGAGTTTGATTTTATCGGAGACGCTATCACTTGGATGTGCAAGAGTAATGATTGTGTTTTAACGCAATCCACAGGTCTCACTGATAAGAATGGTAAAGAAATCTTTGAAGGGGATATTCTTAGCATTGAAACTGATGAAGAAAATGTAAAAGTAGAGGTTTCTTGGGACAGCAAACATGCTTTGTTTGTGTTTGAATCAAAAAAATACAACGATAAGGCATCTCTGGGTGAATTGTTTGAAGGTGATTCTTATCCGTTTAAAATCATTGGCAATGTATGGGAACATCCAGAATTGGCAGAGGTGAGCTCATGAGCAAAACCTACAAATATTCAGGACTGACACCAGAGCTACATCAGCGGTTGGTCAGTGAGCATGCAGTACTTAAAGAGGCACATCCGAGAGACTATAAGCAGTATTTCCAAAAAGTGAGACAGTGCAGTGAGAAACAAGCGATTATCATTTTGCAAGCACTCAACAGTGCAGTCGTTGAGCGTGCGAGGATCTCACCTCAAACTGTCGACAGGCTAGAAGGTATCATTTCAGACGAGCTTTTCAACGACCTTAAAAGTTATCTGTCAAAACACTATACGAGGGGTAAAACCACGCGCCCTTTTTTGGATAAAACCAACGCAGGACTTCCAGAAGACTTATTCAAGCGTTTCCGTGCAGAAGTTGAAGTGCTAAGAGAGACTTATCCTAACAGTATTGTCAAACATGTTATGGATGTTAAGGGGTGCTCAAAAAAAGAAGCTGCCACTATCCAAAACGCCCTCAATTCTTGCTATGTGGAGAAAGCTGCCCTAACACCTCGTAAGGTTATCCAACTTGAAGGAATACTGTCAAGAGCATTATTCAGCGAGATAGCTAAGTATGTATTTAATCATTACGAATGGTCTGAGAGACTAGATGCCGATGCTGACCGAATCATGCTTGAATACCGTAATAAAGGCGAGTTAGGTCGTAATAAGACCACGGTTAGAAAAGCCTTATATACAGCCTACGCATTAGGCGTGTAGCTAGAACGGTTTAAGAGGGCTCGATTCCCTCACTAGCTATTGTCTGTCAAATACACTAACTTTAGTGGCTTGAACACTTTTTCAACACCCGTCGAGCTGACAGACCTTGACACCAAAAATCCAGTCAATCTATATACGGAAAAGAGGAATCCTTTTTGATTTCTTTTCACCCTAGCTTTTGCATTGCTGGTGGCAAGACTAAATCTAACACATGGGAGGTGGTATATTTCTCCGCTCTTTATTCTTGTTTATCTATGCGGATATAAATTAATACAAAAAAAGACCCAGACTAATGCCCAGGTCTATCCAAACGCTAATATTATTATACCATAAAGGAAACGTATTTATGAGAACGGTTGAACGGCTGCAACAAATAAAGGCATTAGACAGGTACATTGACAGTCAGATAGAGCAGATTAAACGCTTAGAATCACAAGCCCTCAAAGTGACGGCTGGTGCTATGCAAACAGACATGGTGCAAGGTGGTAAACGTAAGGGCAAGGATGATATCTATGTAGAACTTATGACGGCTAGGGAGGAAGTGGAACGTTTCACAGCCGAGGCTATTAAGCAAAAGCTAGACTTTCGCCGGCAAATAGCAGAGGTGGGGGATATAGATGCACGCTCCCTGCTACAAATGGTATACATAGACCAGCTAGATATCTGGCAGATATGCGACCGTATGGGCTTTAGTAAGGCTACATACTATGTGAAGCTAAGACAAGCTGAGAAGTATTTGGACTAATCTGTATCGGTCTATACCAATCTATAGTGCACCATACTCTAGTCATGGTAGTATAGTATTATCGAATCAAGAGGACACAGTGGTGTTCTCTTTTAGTTTATCTGAGAGGAGGTATATCTATGCCGATGGTCAGACGATGCAGGGCAGAGGGATGCCATGCTCTAACAGAGAGGCCATTACATTACTGTAGTACACATCACAGTATGGAAGCAGCATACACTGAGGAAAGGCAGAGATACTCACGGACAAGATACAACACACGAGTGAGGAACAGAGACGATGAGAGTAAGGAACGGTATGCGTTCTATCGTTCGAAGACTTGGAGTTCTATTCGTAAGATAGCTTTAGAACGTGACAACTATCTATGTCAGTACTGTCTTGCATTGGGTGTGACCACACCAGACGCACGCATAGGCGACCACGTTACACCCGTCGAAATAGCTCCAGAACTTAGGACGGAAGTTTCAAACGTGGTAGCAACGTGTAGGAGCTGCGATAACACCAAACGAACGCTAGAACAAGAAATCTATGGCACTGGCCAAAATAGAACGAAACAGAACACGGAGCTACGACTTTCCGTGGCAGCGTGGGCGGGTTTAATTGCCCGGAAAAAAGAGGACGTCGTTAAACCCCTCTAATAAGCCCATAGCACGATTTTAGAATAAGGGTGGTATAAATACCCTAGAGACAATTTAAAATTGACCCCCGCCCCCTTCTCGTGCCAAGGAGAGCCACCACAAGGTGTTTTCTTACACCGCACGCCAATTTTGAGGGTTTTTAAGCGGTGTCATAATCGAAAATAGAAAGGAGGGTGCGATGTGGTCAAGAATCCATACTTTAAACAAAATTCGGGGCATCTACCCACGGACCCTCCGAACTACTTAGGGACGGTGGCTAGAGAGACATGGCGTAAAATCATTCCGTTTTTAGAAGCAACAGAAAAGGTCGAACGCATTGACACGTTTCTTGTGGAAACCTACTGTACTAACTACGAGATTTACAAAAAAGCCTATGAGGACGTGAAAGAAAACGGTATCCAAACCGAGATTAAAAAAGTCATCCAAGCACAGGGTAGTGGCGAGATTCTAGGCGAGCAATCAATGGGATTTAAGAAAAATCCAGCTGTTGCCACAATGAAAGATGCCACTGAAACACTTAATAAGATAGGCATTCAGCTAGGGTTGACACCAAAAGGACGGGCAGAATTGGCTGAAATAGCCGGAAGCCAAGCGGATAATAAGTCTCTAGGGGATATGATGAAAGAATTTTTAGGGAATTAAAGAAGATGTCTATTATAAAGACATCTTTTTATTGAAAGGGGGTGGTTAATAGTAATGAAAACGAATCTGATAAAAACTCATGATATAGATGCAGCGTATAAGGAATTTGATTTCACCGACATCGCTAAAAAATATCAAGACGATGGCACAAAATATTGCTTTGATGCCTTAGAAGGTCGAATAGTGACTGGATACATGATTAAATTGGCGTGTTTCAGACACTTACGAGACCTACAAAGACAAGGTAACGACGACTTTCCATATACCTATGAAACGACTGAAGCGGACAAACTACTGCGTTTTGCTAGGATATGTCCAAACGTTGATACTGGTGAGCCTACACAGTTGATGCCGTGGCAGAAATTCATCCTATGCATGCTTTTCGGATGGAGAAACGCTAACGGTGGTAAACGTTTCAGCCGTGCCATTGTTTCGGTTGGTCGTGGTCAAGGTAAAACGTATCTGATGGCTATCCTGACGGCTTATTCATACTTTATTGAAAGTTTGGGTTTGTCAAACCAAGATTACCTTGTGACCTCTATCAACTTCAAACAAACAAACAAGTTGCTTGGTTACATCAAATCCATGATGAAGCAGATAATCCAAAACGAGCCCTTTAAGAGTTTAGCAAATGAAACTGAGTTAGGTCTGCATAGCGACCAAGTTATTATGAAAGCTAACAACAACGTTTTAAGGGCTATTTCTGCTGAGAGTGGTCAATATGATAGTTTTCATTTTACTTGAATGAACAACCGCTATTTTTGATGAAATCGGAGAAATTGAAACAAGGGATGCAGTTTCTAAGATTGTTTCTGGTCAAGTAAAAGTCCCGAATAGACAGTTTGTCCAAATTTCTACGGCTTACCCAAATCCGTCTGTTCCGTTTAGGGAAGACCAAAGGATTATGCAGCAAGCTATGGAAGACGACGATAATAGGGACGCTGATACATACCTTTGCTTAGTGTGGTCTCAAGATAGTTTGGACGAGGTCTTCCAACCAGAAACATGGGGGAAAAGCAATCCACTTTTAGACTTAGAACAAGAACGTGACAACCTTATGAAAGGGTTGATGGATAAAAGGGATAGTGATTTATTAAGTGGCAACCTTGCCGATTTCCAAGTTAAAAACATGAATTGCTGGCTATTGGCTGATAGCAATAGTTTCCTTGATTTAAGTGATATTGAAAATGCAGTTATTGATGAATTTGACATCAAAGGCAAGCGTGTGTATGTCGGCCTGGATGCGTCAATGTTCAGCGATAACACGGCGATTGGTTTCGTTTATCCGTATGTTGATGAAGATGGCAGTCAGAAATGGCACATCGAACAACACAGTTTCATTCCGTGGCAACAAGCTGGCTCATTAGAAGCCAAAATGGAACAAGACGGCGTGAATTACCGTGACTTAGAAACAAAGGGCTACTGCACGATTACGAGCCATCCACAAGGGCTTATTAACCCAGAGGAAGTCTATCGATGGTTTTGTGAGTATGTCGAAGATAATCAGCTTGATGTGGTATTTTTCGGCTATGACGCTATGGGGGTTTCAAAGCTTATCAAAGCCTTGGAATCTAACACTAGTTTTCCTATGATGCCTATTAGGCAACGTACAAGCGAGCTGAAAGACCCAACGAAATTTCTTCAAACACTATTCATCGAAGGTAATATCACACGTTTGGATGATGAAATCATGCGTAAATCGTTGATTAATGCAGTAATCAAGGAAGACAATATTGGTATTCAAGTAGACAAGATGAAATCCACTTACAAAATTGACGTGGTAGATGCCCTTATCGATGCATTCTATGATGGCATGTACGCTTTTGAAGATTACGCCATCACTAACAATCCAACGTGGAAGGTAGAACACATGAGTCAAGAGGCCGTTTTAAACTGGTTGCAAAACCCGGATAGTGGGCTATTAGAGGAGTATTAATACATGATTTTGAAGTTTTTTAAGGCAATTTGGGCTATTTTTGACATTTTGATGTTCATTTTAGCTGCAATTTCGCTTAATGTCACCACTTATCACATTGGCTATGTGTGGTTTGGTGTTAGTATGACAATCACGTTCGTACTAGCTGGGCTAGTGAGTGAACTAGCCGCTAAAAAAGGCTAGAAAGGAGGTGATAATGATTGCCGATATTTAATTTAGCAACAGAGAGCCCACCGAGTAATCAAGGGGGCTTTTTTGATATTACTGATCCAGAGTTTTTAGCTACCTTGAATGGTAGTGAGTGGGTTTCAGCCGAAACTGCTCTTAAAAACTCGGACCTATTCTCTATTATCAGTCAGCTATCTAATGACCTTGCGACTGCCAAGCTAACGACTAGCCGAAAACAGTTACAAGGTATCGTGGATAACCCATCAAACAACGCTAACCGCTTTAATTTTTATCAGTCTATCTTTGCTCAAATGCTGCTAGGCGGTGAAGCTTTCGCATATCGATGGCGTAATGATAACGGGCGTGATATGAAGTGGGAGTACTTAAGACCGTCTCAAGTCTCATTCAACCGATTGGATAATCAGAATGGGCTTTATTACAACATCACGTTTGATGACCCACGCATTCCGCCTAAACAACACGTTCCACAAAGCGACATCTTACACTTTAGATTGCTATCAGTGGATGGTGGTTTGACAAGCGTAAGTCCATTGATGGCTCTTGGTAGAGAATTAGATATTCAAAAAGCTAGTGATAAGCTAACGCTTAATTCCCTTAAAAATGCCCTAAACGCTAATGGTATTTTGAAAATCAAGGGCGGTGGGTTGCTCGATTTCAAAACCAAGGTCTCACGTTCACGACAAGCAATGAAGCAAATGCAAGGCGGTCCGTTGGTATTGGATGATTTAGAGGACTTTACACCTCTAGAAATCAAGTCCAACGTGGCCCAACTACTTAAGCAAGCGGACTGGACGACCGGACAATTTGCAAAAGTCTACGGTATCCCAGAGAACGTTGTCGGAGGACAAGGTGACCAACAGTCTTCACTAGAAATGAGCTCAAACGTTTACTCTAAAGCGGTAGCACGCTATTTGAGACCATTCCTTAGTGAGTTATCTCAAAAACTTTCATGCGATGTGGACGCAGATATTTTCCCAGCGGTTGACCCGACTGGTGCCAACTATATCAGTCGTATTAATAGCATGGTTAAAAGTGGCACACTCGCACAGAATCAAGGTTTGTATATTTTGCAACAAGCCGAAATTCTACCTAAAGAGTTGCCAAAAGGTGAAAATCCTAACCACACGACATTGAAAGGAGGTGAGATAAATGGGCAAGATTGACATTAAAGGCGATATTGTTAGCGACGATGCTGGAGCGTTCTATGAATACTTCGGTATGTCTAGCACCTATCCTAAACTGGTGCAAGACGCTATTGCTAACGATGAAGATGAAGAAATCACGCTTAATATAGCGTCAAACGGTGGCGATGTGTTCGCAGCTAGTGAAATTTACACAATGCTAAAAGCAAGCGGCAAGCGTATCGTGGTTAATGTGCAAGGTTTGGCTGCTAGTGCTGCCAGCGTCATTTCAATGGCTGGTGATACTGTGCGTATCAGTCCAACGGCACATATTATGATTCATAAAGCTTCAACTGGTATCGTTGGTAACAGCGATGACCTAGAGCATCAATCAGCAGTATTGAATAGTATTGACGAATCTATTGCATTAGCTTATGAGATGAAAACCGGACTTAAACAACCAGAATTGTTAGATCTCATGGCTAAAGAGACATGGCTTAATGCTAAAACTGCTGTCGATAAAGGCTTTGCGGACGAAATTATGTTCTCCGACAATGATGAAGAAGAAATCGTGGTTACTAATGCCGTACATCAACTACCAAGCAAATCAGCAATCACTAAATTTAAGAATATGATTGCTACACCTAAAACCAATTCTTTGCGTGAGCAGAAATTGGCAATTTTACTTGAAAAATGAAAGGAAGATGATTGATGAAAACATCAAACGAATTGCATGACCTTTGGGTTGCTCAAGGCGACAAGGTCGAAAACTTGAATGAAAAACTTAACGTAGCTATGCTTGATGATTCAGTTACCGCTGAAGAATTGCAAGCTATTAAAAACGAGCGTGACACTGCCAAAATGAAACGTGACATGTTCAAAGAACAATACACTGAAGCTCGTGCTAGCGAAGTGGCAAACATGACTGAAGAAGAAAAACAACCATTGACTAAGAATGAAGAAGAAGTAAAAGACGCCTTTGTTAAAGACTTCAAAAACCTCGTCCGTGGTCGTTACCAAAACTTGCTTGATTCTAAAACAGACGCATCCGGTTCTGACGCTGGCTTGACTATCCCACAAGATATCCGTACAGCTATCAATACATTGGTTCGTCAATACGATTCATTGCAAGAGTATGTAAACGTTGAAAACGTAACTACTCTTACTGGTTCTCGTGTCTACGAAAAATGGGCTGAAATCACTGGCCTTTCTAAAATCGATGATGAAGCTGGACAAATTGGTGCTAATGATGACCCTAAATTGTCTCTTATCCGCTACACTATCAAACGCTATGCTGGTATTTCTACAGTAACTAACAGCTTGCTTGCTGATTCTGCTGAAAACATCCTTGCATGGTTGTCTGGTTGGATTGCGAAAAAAGTCGTAGTAACACGAAACAAAGCTATCTTGGATGTGATTGCTACACTTCCAACTAAACCAACATTGGCTAAATGGGATGACATTATTGACCTTGAAGCTAAAGTTGACCCAGCTATCAAACAAACGTCATTCTTCTTGACTAACACTTCAGGCTTCACTGCTCTTAAGAAAGTTAAGAATGCAATGGGTGACTACCTCATGGAACGTGATGTTAAATCACCTACTGGCTACTCAATCGACGGTTTCGCAGTTAAAGAAGTTTCTGACCGTTGGCTTGCTAATGCTACTACTGGAGCTATGCCATTGTACTTTGGTGACTTGAAACAAGCGGTAACACTCTTTGACCGTCAACACTTGTCACTACTTTCAACTAACATCGGCGGTGGAGCGTTCGAAACTGATACGACTAAAGTACGTGTTATTGACCGCTTCGACGTTGTTAAAACCGATGAAGAAGCGTTTGTGCCAGCGTCATTCAAAGCTATCGCTGACCAAAAAGCTAATCTTACTGCCGGAGCTTAATTTAGGAGGTAAGCAATGAGTGTATCTAAGGAAACCATCATGCAGACCCTCAATCTGGATGAGACAGACGACACTGCACTCATTCCAGCTTACATTGAATCGGCTCAACAGTACATTATCAACGCAGTCGGTAGCGATAAGAAATTCTACGACCTTGAGAGCGTAGAATCTCTATATGACACGGCTGTAATAGCTCTCACAAGCTCATATTTCACCTATAGAGTGGCTTTGACGGACACGGTGACTTATCCTGTCAATCTCACTTTAAATAGCATAATCGGGCAATTAAGGGGCTTATACGCAACGTACAGCGAAGAAAGAGGTGACTAATGCCTAAAGTTAGATATTTACCCTCAGACTTTCGTTTCAAGGCTGATTTTGGTATGTACCAAAGCACCCCTAACAAGTTTACGGGTGTGAGCGTGCCAAAATTCGTGAAACAGTTTACATTGCACTATAAACCCCACACTCGCACACTCAATCAAGAGTATTTGGCCCAACAAAATGGTGAAAGTGATACACGAGTGATTGTTATTCGTCATAACGCTAAAGTTATTGAAGGTCAAGTTGCCGTCCTAAATGGCACTCAGTACGATATTGTGCGTGTCAGTCCAAACGAAAACTTTGGGCTTAACCGCTACGACTTTTTGACGCTTAGAAAGCATAAGAAAGTTGGGTGATAGCTTATGGTAGGGCTTGACAAAGCACTAGAGGGCTGGCTTGAAACAGTAGCTAGCATTGGTGATTTAACACCAGCGGAACAAGCCAAAATAACAACCGCTGGCGCAAAGGTGTTTCAAAAAGAGTTGGAAGAAGTCACTCGAGAGAAACACTACTCAAACAAAAAAGATTTGAAGTATGGACACATGGCTGACGGTTTATCTGTCCAGTCCACTAATGCGGACGGCAGAAAGAACGGTGTGGCAACCGTAGGCTGGAAGAATAATTACCACGCACAAAATGCCAGACGATTAAATGACGGTACGAAGAAATACCGTGCTGATCATTTCGTTACCAATGTCCAAAACGATAGCACTGTACAGAAAAAGGTGCTATTAGCAGAAAAAGAGGAGTATGAAAAACTCATTCGCAAGAAAGGAGGAAAGTGATTAAGTGTTAGCAACCGTAAAACTAAAAGAGCTGATTGACGGCAAAGAATTTGGTGAAATAAGCGAAATCTACGCAAACAACTTGCCTAAAGAACTCGAAGAAAATACCGATAAGACAATCGTTTTGCTCACTGAAAGCAATCCATCCCTTGACTTAAGCGGAAACAATACCTTTTTCAGTAAAACAGATAGAGTAGAAGTCCAGATTTTCTACAAGGCTGATATTGATTTTGATATCGAAGCCTTTGAAATGAAACTATTGAAGTTTCTGAAATCTGAACACTACTCAATAACAGATATGAGAGAACATAGTATAGACCCCGATACATTGCAGATTACGGCGGTCTTTTTTGTTGCTTTCGATAAATTAATTTAACAAAGGAGTAATTACTATATGGCAATTGTAGGTTTGAAAATGGTCCGCCTTGCATTGGTTGACCCTAAAACCCAAAAACTCATTAAAGGTGCTGACGGCCTTTCAACTGACGGTGTGATTGAAGTTGATTCAAGCATGCTCGGTACTCGTACCGCTAACATCTCAAACCTTGAAGGTCAAGCGACTAAAATCCCTGGGAACAACTCAGTGCAAGACGTTATGATCGCACCCGGTTCACCAACAGTAGCGTTTGACTTCAATAACCTCGACTTTGAAATTAAACAAAAAATGCTTGGTTTCAAAGCAGACGGCAAGGGTGGCTACGTTATGGACGGTGAAAAACCACACACAGCGGTTTTGATTGAATCTGAAACACTTGACCGCAAACACTCAGTATTCTTTGGTTTTGCTAACGGTATCATGCAAGAGTCAACTCAAAACGTTGCAACAGACACTGATACTGCCCAAACTCGCCAAGACGATAACATGACATTTAACGCCTTGTCAGCGACTGCGTTCGGCGGCGAGCCTTACAAGAAATACTTCTCTGGAGCACCTACTTTTGATAAAGCTAACATGTATAAAGATGTGTTTGGTGGATATGCGCTTACAGGAGCAGGCGTAGTACCTGGCTAATAATCTAAATAATTCGCAAGGGGTCGGGCTCGTGGCCTGACCTCTATTTTTGTTAAAAGGAGTAAAGAGAAATGGAAATCAAAACTATTCAAATCCCAGAAATCAGTAAAAAAGCCTTCAAAGTGACTACAAGCAACCGTAATGTGTTGCGTATGCACGAGTACCAACTTGCCGTGCTCAAACTCAGCGACACTATGGAAGATAGCGACACACAAGAGCAAGCACAAGCAAGCTATACTGTGCTAAAAGAAATGCTTAGCTTTATCCGTGCTATTCTCAACTTGGATGATGAAGCCTATGACAAATTGCTTGATTTAGATAATGTTCGCACGCAAGAAATTTCTGAAAAATTGGTAGGTTACATGTACGGATTGACGGATGAGCAACTCGAAAATGCCGCTGGTGAAGTTGACCCAAAAGGCTAAAGTCTAAAGGCGAACAGATTTTTGATTTAGAGAATCGCATTGAAGATTTGAAAATCATTGCTAAGAAATCAATCCAAGGTTTTGGGTGGACATTGGATCAGTATTACGACACTGATTATTACGAGCTAATGAAAATCTTAAATGCCAAAGAGGAAGAAGATAGAATGGTTGACCCAACATCTTTGCTCTAAATATTTAAGGAAAGGAGGAAAAATAATACATGGCAAAAGTACAAGCTACCATGTCCACGGAAATTGCCTTAGATACGCTACAAGCGGCTAACTCGATTAAGCGGTTAACTCAGTTAGTCAATAGCTCTACAAACGCATGGAAGGCACAAGAAAGCCAAATGCGTAGTGCTGGTGATTACTTGGGAGCAGCACAAGCTAAGTACGATGGTCTGGGCAATGCTATCCAAAACCAACAACATAAGATTGAGAAACTGAAACAAGAACAGTCTCAACTTAAAGGGAGTACCGCTGAAACTGCTGAACAGTACCTAAAGTACCAACAACAGATTGACCAAGCGACTACTCGTTTGGCGTCGTTGGAAAATCAACAAAGGCAAGCTAAGAATAGCCTAGATTATCAAAAATCTGGTTTGGCAGAACTTCAAAAGGAATACAAAGCCCAAAACGAAGCGTCTGAAACTTATGTCAAGCGTTTAAAAGCCGAAGGCAAAGAGGACGAAGCAAGGCAAGAGCAACTCAAGCAATACAAGGGCTCTATTACTAACTTAAATAAGCAGTACGAGACCCAAAAAGAAATGCTTGAGCGTGTGGCAAAACAGTCCGGAAGAACAAGCGATGAATACCGCAAGCAAAAGCAACGCCTAGATGAAACAGCAACAAGCCTAGCACACACTAGAAACGCTGCCGATAAGTT